GTTACCTAAAGCAATGGATGAAGCATCAGATTCCTCAGTCAATGTTGCTGTGACTTGTGCTAAGTCAGAATAGATTGAGAATACAACTGATGATCCAGGCATAGCTTGCTGTACTGGTTTGACATCTGCAATTGATCGCATTACTGGAATGGATCGTAGTGCCATACGAACGTATTGATCATACGCGGTCTGGACTAATGCGGTAATGTCACCGGTACCTGTGATGGTACCTGCTGGTAGTGTCATTTAAGCACTTGCCTTTCGTTGGATTGGTTTATAAACCAGACTGCCTGATAATGGCATCCAACTCTTCGCGGCTATTAGCATTTAACAATTTATTCATAACATCTTCTTGAGCGTTAGGCGAATTGCCTTGCTCTGCAGCGTTAGTCATACGTTGATATTGCTTAGCCTGAGCTGGGTCAATATTAGGTGTTTGGTTTTCAGCAACTTGAATCCCGAAAACATCGGCATTTGATTCAAGCCACTTTGATACAGACTCCTCAGTTGGGTCTATATCCTGTGGGATAAACGAAGCTATCTTCGTATTTACCCCGCGAGCTGCGAGGGCATCCTTGATTGCTCTTTCGCGTTGCGATTTATTAAGGCCTTCAAACTGAGCCTTTAGATCGGCTAGTTCTTTTTCCTTTTGTTTATTCGCTTTGCGTAGTTGCTTGATAAGGTCTGAAGAAGTATCAATGTTGGTATCATCTTCATCCTCGTAGTCGTAGTTGGACATAGTCCATCTCCCATTCTATTGTAGTTGCGTAGACCTCATATAGATTTGGGGAATCTCTATATGGCTTCTACTACTGGTCTTGTTATCTCTCTGTCAGGCCAGTCGTTCTGACAGCAGGCTTAGTTAAAAGGAGCCAGCTCGTTCTCGGCTGAGTGCTCCTCCGGTCATACCAGATTGTCCAGCAAATGATGCTTCTTCTAGCGCACTTAATTTCTTACGCTTTTTACCTGCTTCTGCTGCTCCAGCTAATCCAAATAATTCTTCTTCTACAGTTGCTTGTGTGTACGGTGATTCACCATAGAAACTAGATAGTTGTCTACCTCGCTCAATAATAGGAACTGCTGCTTGGTAACCTTGTCTTGCAGTTTCTCCAGTTACACCATATCCTGCAAGTTCCCTTGCTCTTGATTCAAACTGTCTTATTTGCTCTTGTGTTGTATCTTTATTAATAATGTTCAATCCTTGTTGTGCTGCTGCAGCCTGAATTTCTCCTGCAGTTACCTTACGCTTAATATCTGCTAATCCCTTTTCTGGATCAAGAGTATAAGCAAGGATATCTGAGTTATTAATATCAGGATAGAATTGTTTTAATGCTGTTAATACTTCACCAGGTGCGTTAATAACTCTATTCTGTGCAGTCATTACTCGTTCTTCTAGTTCAGTAGGAGATACATCTCCAGCAATAAACTTTTCAAACCCTGCTTGAGTACCCATACTATCTTTAGTGTAATAAGATGCTGGTAATCCATAGTTACGCATAATATTTTGGTAACTATCTTCAAGACCAATATACTCAGCCTCTGATAGCGCTCTTAATCCTTTTGCTAATCTAGAAGCATTAGCAGCAAAGCGCTTCTTATAAGGTTCTGTTTGACGTAGTGCTAGAGTTAATTCAGCCTCTGATGGACCTGAGATAATCAAAGCCTTAAGTGGTTCTACTAAAGAACCTAGTCCATACTGATTAAACTCTCCCAATAAAATATCATAGGCAGATTGACCTGCTCTTCTTTTTCTTTCCGCTTCAGCAGCAGCATCTTGTTGCCTCTGTAATTCTCTTTCCCTTGCTAATATTTCAGCATCGGTTGGTCCAGTTGAAGTAACGGGTGTAACTACACCAGATCCAGACTGGTATTGTTGTAATAATCCTGGCAGTTTTGCAAGATCTTGTTGTAGTTTTTTATTGGCAGCAGCAATTTGTTTGTCTACTGATGTAGATGTTGAAGACCTAGATGAAGTAGGTTGCGCTAACTTTGTACCTGAAGCGGCTGTGCCACCACCCTTAGGTAAGGCTCCTGCTGGTTTTTTAGGCGCCATAGTTAAGCCTGAAATCCAAAGTCCCTGAGGACTTTAAGTGCGACATTAGAAACATCCCTCTTAGCATTGTCGGTATATTGCCATCTGTAATCTTTACGTAGTGCTTTTTCAAAGTCATATATGCTAACTTCCTTATCAGCTCCAATTGCAGATCTTAATGTTGGATCCTTTAAATCAATTTGATCAGGGTTTAACTCTAATATAGAAGCCATAAGATTCTTATATGGTGAATATATAGTATCTAAATCTATGCCTTGATTAAGTAATTTTACTACCTTATCAGGCATACCAAGCGATGCTAGATTACGAATATCATTATTAATAGTTTTAACATCTTCGCCATCTTGAACTCTTTTAGTGAAAGTATCAACTTGAGTTTGATTTAAAGTTATACCATTAGCCCTAGCAGTACCTAATATAGACTGACTTGTAAGAGCTGCTTTATCTGTTTTCTTCTTGGCAAACTCTGGTAGTTTTTGTAACTCGCCTACTATGAACTGAGCTTTATCTAACCCACCAGTTCTAATACCATTAACAGTCTTGAACGGGTTTCTTCTTTCAGCACTTTGTAGTTGCTTTGTATACTTTGTTAATTCAGCAGCAGTTGGATCTCTATTTAATTCACTCTTAAAGACAGAGGTAATAATAGATGCAGCCTGAGTACGATCAGATACTGATGCAAATATATCAGGTCCGCCAGCACCACCTAGACCTCTATAAGTACCTTCCGCAGTAGCGATTGTTAAAAAATCGGGAGTAGATAAAGTCCTACCCTCATCTATAGAACGTACAAACTTATCTGAAAGCATACGCTGATAAGCAGCTTTTAGATCAGGAGAGTACTTTCCATTTAATGGAAGATTAAGGCCATAAACTTTATTTAACTGAGCGGCTAGATCTACTCTTTGCTGATCGTTAAATGTTTGAGCAAGATCTTTACCGGCATTAGCTAATTCGGTGGTAAGTTGTTGGTCTTGAACCTGTCCCTTTTCGGCGGCTTCTTGTGCGGTCTTTTTATTCTTTTTATCTTTTAATTGGGCCGCTAAATCATCTCGGTATTTTTGAATTTCATTTGGACCATAACCAGCTTCTGCTGCCTTGCGAGCCTCATCAGCACTTCCAACTTCACTAACTACCCTAGAATCAGCCTTTGCTTCACCAAGTGTTTTTCTTAAAGCCTTTAACTCTGATTCTTTAGTTGTTATAAGGTTCGTAGTTGAGGCTAGATTTTCTAGTATTTGTAAACCTGCTGTGCTTGTAAGATCAGGTTTCTTTAATAGTCCACCCTTACTTGCACTTCTTAAACGAGATTGTTCTTTTTTAAGGTCGGCTAATTCAGCTTCAAGTTTATAAACCTGTTGCTGCTGTTGTTGTAAACTAAGAGCCACTATTATTCCCCTAACAATCTACTAAATATAGACATATAAGCCGCTTGTGTGTTTTCATTAAAAGCCGATAACTCTTTAATTCTTTGTAAAGTACCAACTTTAATTATGTCAATAACATCAGCGTTACCGCCAACTATTTCAAATACTTCTTGTTGCTTACGATAATCTTTATAAGCTTGAACCATTTGCCTCAACACTCCTTGAGTCTGAGGTCTAATGTTTGAAAACCTAGAATCATCTAGCATTGCAGATAGATCATCTAAAGCGTTCTTTCGCTCTATTTCTTTTTCTCTACCCTTACCTAGGTACTCTCCTACTAATGGATTTCCAGCATTAAAGGTATCTTTCCAATCATTAAATTGTTTACGTAGAATAGTTCTAACGGAAGGATCTAAAACACCCGCTAATGAATTATCAAACTCATCCTTTTTATCAAAATAAGTTTGGACACCTGCTGCTGTTTGCACCTCTAATAAGTAATCTTCTACTCGCTTATTTTCTCGTAGTCCCATAGACTTCATAGTTCTATAAGCATCCCAAGAAAATGCGCCTTTATGCGGTATTAAAAAAGCAGAGCCTTCTTTATAAGTATTGAACAAATCAGAATTATCTTCAACGAACTTACCGGAGTCTTCTGCTGATTGGAAATAACCTACTGTTTTGCGTTCTGATTCAGATACGGTATATGGAACTTGGTTAGGATATAACTCTACCCATTTTGCCATAGCAGCGTTGGTATCACCATCATTCTTTTCTAGTAATCCATACCAAGCTTGTTTCCAACTAGCTTTACCTGAGTCTCTAACCCATTCAGCCATTTCAGATTTAAGTTGAATAGACGGAGAAGCAGGAGCAGTAAATCCGTAAACGAAACGAACTGCAAGAATAGCTAAAGTAGTGTTTTTTACTTTCTCTCTGTACGCTTCTTGTTCAGCAATTGTAGGCGGTATTGGATTACCAAGTTCATCAAACTTTTTAGTTATACCATTACCGGATGCTTCAAGATATGTTACTGCTTTACGATAAGCGGAAGCATATTGAGAATCTCTATCATCTTGAGATAAAGCAACTAACGCTCTATTGACGTGCGCTGGCATTAATCTAGAAATTAATGGTTGATCAACAGCATACTTACCTAAAGCCATTCCAGTAATAGTGTCTGCTGTTTTTTCTGCACCTTGAAATGGTAAGAAATCAACCACGTTAGATAGCATAGTTACTGACAAAGCACCTAATGGACCTGAGAAAGTTGGCAATATTGAATCTGGGTTTAAAGATGGTGTTAACATCTTTATAGATCCACCAAACTGCACTGGGAATGGAACTTTAAAGTCTTGAGGTATACCCATAAATTCTAAAGCACCTTGCATTGCCCTGTATCCTGGAGCAAAATGTGGGTACACAAAGTATGGATTACCTTGATCATCTTTTTGTATGTATCCATTATGATCTATTCCATCAAATACTAATGCTGCTTTTTGAAAAGCTTCAGGATTGTACTTAGCAAGACGACCTAAACGTCTGTAAAAGTCTTCTTGAGCGCGATAGAATCTAGCAAAATTACGCATTGAAAAAGATATCTGAGATCTAATTAATGGATTATCTACATAAGACAGAACCTCCATAATGGCTCTTTCTTCTGCAGCTTTAGCTAATTCTGTTTTAGCAGATTTTATTGCTGACTTATACTGGACAGTTCCCTGTTCAATACCTTCAGTCCATTTATCAATAAATGCTTTTTCAAAACCTTGGCTTCGCATCTCTTTACGAATACGAATTGATTCATAAAGTGCCATAGGTTGACGAGATAAACGAGCATTGGCAAGACCTAACCATACCCATCCATTTTTAATAAGACTAGATGTTCTTTCATTCTCAGGAACAACTGGTACTAACTCTGGTCCTACGTATTCTAAAGGCATATCTTCAATATCTATATTTTGAACATCATCTAAGCCTAATTTACCAGTGATAACATAGCTATCAGTATCACCTAATGGCTTATCTGGATCTAATTGACGAATCTTATTCAAAAGATCTACGTTGATTTCGTTATCTTTCCTGCGAGTGACTAGATCTTTAGCGTTTTTATACACTCTTGTAGCATAAGTTATATCATCTATATTAAGATCGCTAACAGCAGTTGCTTCTTTTTTAAGTTGTTGACCTTTAGGAGTTTTCAACCAATTAACAAGAATCCCAATAGCCTTATCTTCTGGCAGAGTTACATTTGCAAGAGCAATAGAACCTAACTCATCATTACCATAGAAAGAAAGTCTTAGTAGCCAGCCAATTAATGAGGCTTCACTCTTATCACTAGTAATTGCTCTAGTGCCAAAACCTGCAATATTTGCTGCTTGAGTATATTGTCTAGTAGCATTAGTTAAATCTAGTCTAAGAGGTTGTGCTCCAACACCAAGATCTTTAACTAATTGCAATACAGTTTCATTATAAGTAGCACCTGATGCAAAGTTCATACCGCCTTCAGATACAGAAGACAATAAGTTATCTATATTTCCATAAATAATTTGTTCAGTTAAAATCTCAAGAGATTCATCATCTATTAATTTAATACGATTAATACCAAATTGACTTAAGAAATTATTTATTTTACCTTTAGATAAAGCATCAGCAAGTATCTGTCTGGTTTGACCTGCTACTCCACCTTCAATGCTTTCCTCTACTTCAGCAATTTTTAAGTTGAGTGCTTTTGCTTGTTTAGAATCTGGATCTAAGGCTTTTAATTCTTTTTTAAGTTGGAATAACTCTTCTCTTCCAGAAATAATCTTAGCATCAAGAGCCTTAATTGCTGTAACATTTGCTTCTGCTTCTTTTTTGTTTATAAATCTCATCATTACGCCAAGTGGATTAGCGGCAAACTTCTCAGCACTTGTTAAACCAGGAACAGTTTGTAATGCTGTGTTTAGTCTAGTAGCTGTATACTTTTCTTTTACTAAACCCCAAGGACTGGTACCCTTAGCAAGAGCAACCATTAGATCTTCACCAGCATTACGGATTGCATAGCGAGGACCAGCAAGAGTTAAGAATGACCATAGACCGGTAATATCCTCTACCCATTTGCTATTTGCAGTTCCTAAAACTTTTCTTGCAAAAGCACTTTTACCCGCCAGTAAATCTATATCATCAAGATTAGGAGCAGATACAATTGTGTTCATCTCACTAGGAAGCAGTGCTCTTCTAGATAAAGGATCATCTCCTAAGCCAGTACGCATATTACCCTTGTTGGATAAAGTTCTACTCATAGTATTGGCTTCTGGAGTTAAGTTTGCACCTCTAAGATCTGCAACTTGTCCCCAAAGTGCTTGGTAAATAGAATACTTTCTAGATATATCATCAGTACCGGCGTATGCCTCTTTAAACAATGTTGCCACATTAGTAGGTAAAGACAGAGCAGCCATACGATAAATTTTATCGGGAGCATCTTTTGCTAATAAATCAAATTGATTATCTTTAAATATTGGTATTGGTGTAAATGCTCTTTTAATCTTGTCTACAGCCTTAAAGATTTGTAGACTAGATTTACGGGCAGTTCCTTTAACTGCTTCTCCTTCTAATGCTTTTACTAATTTACCAGGCTCTGCTGTAACAATTTCATTATACAAGCCATCAAGATTATCAGGTGAACCAAAGAGTGCATTTACTATAGATGGAGATACTTTATCAAAATTAAATACTTTGTTTGCTAAAGTTAAAGTATTAATTCTAGCAGTACGACCAGGAGTCATACGAGGTAAAATTACTCTTTGACGAGCAACTGAACCCTGAGATATAATATTTATAGCATCTCTAGTATTCTCAAACCAAGCCTTAGCGGTAGTTGCATTTGTAATAGGAACTGGTCCTTTTATAAATTCATCTACTACGTTACGACCAAACTCTGGCATAAGAACAGCAAGTTCTTTTCTTGCCTCTGCTGCGGCCTTAGGGTTACTTCCCTTAGAATCTATTAATTTCTTAAGAGATACACCAGCTTTATCCCATAATGCAATTGTATCTGGCCTATCAAAATATTTATCAAATCTAACACCCTTACCACCAGCTTGTGCTGCGACTAAAGATACTGCATAATGATTAAGGTCATAAAGTTTTTTTGCTTTGCTTGCATAAATAAATGGATCAGTACGAATACGGAATATGGCATCGCCAACACCTGAAACTACCTTATAGAAAAAGCCCGTTTCACCAAAAGCACTAATTGAAGTTAAATCACCAGGTGTTACCCTGTCAATTATATTAGCTAGTTGACGACCAGGAGAAAACTTAGCGGCATTTACAGCACTTAATGCTTCATCAAATTCTTCTCGTTGTGCTCTAGTTGATTCTTGGTTACTAGGATCTGCTATGCGAAGATAATATTTTTCTTCCTCTGTAGCATCTTGTATTAAGTCTGATAAATTAGCACCTTCGCTAATTTTTTGTGCAATACCAATTTGTGTATCACCATATTGGTTTTTTGCTTTTTGGATACGATTAGTATTGTAAATCTTTTCGCCATCTTTACCAGCTTCTTCCCAAGCAAAGCCAAGTGTCTTTTTTTCTATAAGCGGAATAGCAAGAGCTCGGTAAGTTTGACTTACCCTGTCAGATGCAAACTGTAATCCTTTAAATGCTTGGTAGCCAGTGTAATGCCAGGCAGTTCCAAGGATACCCTTTGGCCCTTCATCTGGTGATTCTTTACCAAATGTATCTACTAAATCCTGTTGTTGAGCTTGTGGTAAATTATTATAAACAGAGCTAGCTACATCCTGTGGCATATTAAGCAGGTTCCTATGAGTAGATAATGCTTTACCAAGATTATCTATTCTTCTTCTATCCTGTTCGGATATACCTGCAGCGTAAGCTGCCGCCTTTAAACTTTCGGACACTATTGACCTCTAGACAAAGCGTTCTGATATAAATACTGTACTTCTCCAGTGGTGTCGTATGGAATCATCTCTGCTAAAATATCTGACAATCTTCTATTAGCAAACTGAGATTGCATCATAAGTGCTTCTGGTCCAGCACCTTCTCCCATAGGAATACCATTAGTAATTGGTTCTGATGGTTTTGTTGTTTCAGCAAACAATGGAGTTACTGGAGTTAATGGATTAGCTGGTCTACCGCCAACATTATCTGCAATACCGCGAGTAGTTGCTTTAGGTGCTGCTGTATTTAACATAGCAGTCTCTTGACCTTCACCGTATGAAGTAGATCCTAGATCCATATCTGTTCTCTTTGAGAACTTACCAGGACCTGATGTTCCTGCTAATGGGCCTCTAGCCATCTTTGTTCTCCTTAATAGTTTCTAAATCTTGTGAAAACTTCTGCCAGACTTTTGCTTCTTGGCTTTTTTGTTGCGAATTATAAATGCTCATATTATGCAGATCTTCTGCCAGCGCTTCAAATGCGCTAATTAAATTTAATGCAAATCCTGTTATTACTACTAAAAAATCAGATGAACGAACTGGGCGCTGTAGATCATCATCCATAACGCCCAGCTCCTTTCTTAAATTATTTACTTCTTTGCTGCTTTACCTTTACGGCCTGGTGCTGCATATCCGAAGAACACTTTTCCGCCTTCTTTTCCTGCTGGCTTATTCTTGCCCTCAGTTGGCTTTGCGGTTGGTGCTGCTGCTCTTGATCCCTTATTCATTTTCCACCTCCTTACGCTCCGCCAATGGCGGCGAGTAGTTGACCTATATCTGGTTGAGCTTGTCCAGTAGCAGGGGCCGCACCGACTTGTTGTTCTTGAGTTGGCTGCGAGGCAGGAGCGGGGGCCGCACCTGCTACTGGAATTTGTGCTGCGCCAGGAAGTTGTGGCTCCACTGGAGCAACTGGTTCTGGTGCAAATGCTTTACCAATTACCGATTCTAAGGATTGTCCTTTTTGTCGGCCCTGGATTACTTCTGCGATTCTAGAAATGATTTGAGTTGGGTCTTGACCTTGGGAAGCAAGTGCGGGTATAGCTTGTGCATACTGAGCAACAGCAACCCTAAGAGAATCGCGCATCTCTTCAATGTCAACCCTTTGTTCTTCTTGTGTAACATTTAGGTCTAATGGTATCTCTCTGCGAACATAGTCGCGGCTGACGAGTTTGTCTGAACGCATTTGTAGTAATGCGATAATGGCTCGGTTAGGATCCATTCCAGACATAATTCCGTAACGAACATCTACACCATACTCGCCTTTGATATCACGAGATGGAGTGTACTTCATTGTATAAGGTGTACCGTCATCGGTTCCCTTAATAGACTTAGTCATAGATCCAAAGATCTTCTCATCTACTTCAAAGCATAGACCGATTACATCTTGGAACAACTTAGCAAACTGTGCTTGTGCTGCTTTGATCTGTGTATCAAAGCCTGCTTGTAATGCCTGAACTCCACGACCAGTAATGATAGAAGCATCTAGTTGACCTGAACGAGATTCAGGATATCTAGCACCTAGACGAAGTTCTCTTTCTAATACACCAGACTCTGTAAAGACTCCTGGTGGTAGTTCTAGTGGAACTCTACGAATACCTTGTGGGTTAGCAGATCTCATAATTGAATCTGGTCCAAGTGCTAACTCTTGCACATCCTGTGGGATAGCAATAGGTGCTTGGATAGACTTCTCTGCTGCTTGGATTTGTAGAATAGCAAATCTTGCACGAGCAAGTTGTACTGATAGTACATCATCAAACTGACCGCGAGCTTCGCCATCTAATGATGAGCGAACTGCGACTCTTGCTAAACACTTACCAATTGGATTTGGTGTGTTAGATAAAATTAAATTGTTACGCTCTGGGATAAATAGTAAATCTTGATCCTTATCGTGGTAACGCATAACTGATAGATAAGGTGATGCTGATTGGTAAACGCTACGAACATTTAGGATTTGACTTGCGTACTCAGGAAACTGTGCTGCTAATGATTCAGCATCTGATATAACAACCTGTGTTAAGGATGTGGTACGACCGAAACGGTCAATCTCTGGATAGACTCCGAAAGGATTAAGTAGTCGGATGCGGGGATTGTTACCTTCATAATCCATCTCAACTAGAGCAGGTAACATACCATAGGTGTTGAACCAGTCAGCTCCTGAGTACATCTGTAATGGTAGATCTGATGCTGCTACATAGTAGTTAGCAATACGAGTTCTAATATCAGCAGCCTTGCGCTGAGTATCTGAAACCATATTGGTAGCTGAGCAGTTAAATGATGGCATAGGTGCCATTGCTTCTGCTAGATCTCTTGCTGCTACATCAATAAAGTTTGCAACTAGTGGCTTTGGATAATCCTCTGAGAACATAGAAGGATATACCTTAGAGATATCACCTTGACGAACTGAGAGTACATCTCGCATACGTTGATCGCGGGCAGCGTACTTAGTCTGCAGCCTCTGCGCTTTTGCGTAGACCTCTTTAACTGTTAACAATTATTTACCATTTTTCTTTTTATTTTTATTTCTTTGGTAAGCAGAATCTGCTACTGCAACTGCTGCAATTCCCTTATAAGTTCTTTTCTTAAGTACTTCTTTGCCAATGATAGGTGCTGCTGCTTTTCTTGCAGTATCTGCTCCAGACACAATAGCCTTGGTACGTTTTGTATCTTGCGCTTTAAATGAACCTAAACGTTGATTTTGAGTAGCTGGTTTTTTAGTATACTTAACTGACTCTGCAGCCTTACTAGTAGTACGACCAGACTTAGATGTGGTAGATACTTTACCTTGTACTTTACTAGAAATTGTTTTACCTTGTGCTGAAGGATATTTTGGGGCTTTAGTAGACTCAGATATTTTTTTACCAACAGTTTGTCCTACTTTAGTACCACCTTGAGCACCTGCTTTTTTAAGTTGATTTTCAGCAAATTTCTTTACTGCTAATCTAGCTGATGCGCTAAGTCCTGATATTACTAGTGGTGCTGGCATATTATCTCCTTAGATAAAAGTTCTTTGTTTTTCATTAAGCATCTCATCTATGTTAATAACCATTCTCTTGCGTTTTTCAGAACTTGATAGGAATGGGTTTGTCATATGATGCTTAGCGTGTATACCTTGGTTGAGCATCTCTCTTGCTCGTATCTCACAAAACCATAAGGCCATAACCATATCGGTCTTGCCTTTAGTAGTAGGTGACCAAGTAATTAACTGTTCTATTAATGATTTAACATTTTCAGTTTGATCACTTGGAAGGTGCATTAGATTATCTCTATGGTGTTTACCATCGTGCTGTTTAGTTCCAAATAAGGTAGACATAGAAGCTACACCAAAGCCTGCATCCCATTTATTGTTACCAGTGTGATGCTCTCGTAATATAACGCCACGAGTTGCAAGGTGTGATCTAATACCCTCATCTTGGGTTAAGAAAGACTGGAAAGCATTTCGCTCTACAATCCATTCACTAGGACCGTAGATAGAGGTCCAGTTAAATATTAAATCTCTTATTTGTGCTGGCGTTGGTCTAGTAATCTTTATAGCATCTACTATATAACGCTTATGGTTAATGCGATCTATCGCATAGCAGATAGCTGCAGTATCCCCAATCATTGCTGGGTCTAGACCACAGATTATAGAAAAGCCGTTTAAATCTTTTGGGTGACCAGGATGACCTGGGGTAAGGCGACCACTCTTACGCATACCATCAATAGAGCCGCGAACGCACACAGGATCAAAAACTGCATCATCAGAGATGTCTTGTTGCTGGTAAATGAGCGCCCAAGTTGAAGCATCCATACTTTGTCGTTCATTGAAAAG